GGAACAATGCAGTATGAAATAATAAACGATAGACTACAAGCATTTTATAGAATGAATAAAAACATAAAACTATGAGAAAAGAAACAGAAACATTTATAACTGCAGTAATAGTAGCATTTATAATTATAGTAACAATAATGAGTTTAATAACATCAATAATAATATTATGACACCAAAAGAAAGAGCAGAAAACTATATGAAACTTAAAGATGGTTACATATCAGCAAAAGAAAGAGCAAAGATACTATTTGATAAATACCCAATAGAATACAATAGAGCATTAGTATCAGGTGATATGCAACAAACAGAACATTGGAAAGAAGTATCAAAAGAATTAAGTAAACTATATAAAAACAAATAAGATGGATAGATATTTTTTAGAATTTGTAAATAATAAAAATGTTAGAGTTTTAATTGATACTGCTGATATTAAATTTATTCAAGAAGGATGTAAACAATCAGAAGGATATTGTAAAATTTATTTTTATTCATCTGCTGAAATATTTGAATGGATAAATGAAGATTATGATAGTGTGATTGAAAAATTAAAAAATTATTATAAAAATTTAAATAAATAATTATGCCAGATATAACAATGTGTAGTGGTAACAACTGCGAATTAAGTTCAACGTGTTACAGATATAAAGCAGAACCAAGCGAATATAGACAATCGTATTTTTGTAAACCACCTAACGATGGATTAGAATGTGATTACTATTGGGAAATAAAAACTAAATGTTATTGCGGTCATACTTCATATTGTGATTGTGGTCCTAAAACAGATGAAGAATGAAACCAATTCATAAATTTAATAATGGCAGAGGTGCTATGCTTTGCAATATATGTAGAACTATTATATCTACAGGTAAAGCAACTAAAGAATTATTATGTAAACAATGTAAAATAAAACAAAATGAAAGCAATATTAGAATTTAATCTACCTGAAGATAATACAGAATACCTTGCTACAGTCAAAGCATTAGATATGGCGAACTTTATATTTGAATTGGTATATAACACAAGAAAAGGTTTAATCAATCAACTAAACGATTCTATTACATCACAGTTTCAACAAGATGGTATAGAAATAGTCTTTGATAAAATATACGAACTATTGCAGCATCATAATATAGAAATTGATGAACTGATATAAACAATAAACAAAAATGTTTATTTTTAATTTAATAATAATAACTTTTTTAAATGGAAGATAATAGAAAGAATAACGGAGGTCATAAAACTGCAGGTAGAAAAACTAAAGTAGAAGAAGCTAAAGTAAATAATATATTCATACAAGCATTAAAAGAATTGTATAGCAAAGAAACAGAAGAAGATACTAAAATAGCTTTTGTTAAAGATACATTAATGCAATCACAAAGAGGACAGTTATTTATTGCTGAACATATATTTGGTAAACCAAAAGAAATTATAGAAACTACGCATAATCTAAATGACTTTAATATAAAAGATATATTTCAAATTGATAAGTCTAAATAACAAATACAATCTACTTGGTTCAGATAGTAGGTATTTTGTAATAACAGGTGGAAGGGGTTCAGGGAAATCATATTCTTTGAACTCGTTTCTATTGCTGCTAACTTATGAAGTAGGACACGTTATATTATTCACACGTTATACATTAACATCTGCATCAGTATCTATTATACCTGAATTTATAGATAAGATTGAAACAGCTGATTTAAGCAACGATTTTTATATTACTAAAGACGAAATAGTAAATAGAAAAACAGGGTCTAAGATTTTATTTAAAGGTATTAAAACAAGTAGTGGAACACAAACTGCATCTTTAAAGTCATTAGCAGGAGTTACAACTTGGGTATTAGATGAAGCAGAAGAATTAACAGATGAAGAAACATTTGAAAAGATAGACTTCAGTATAAGAACTAAAGGAATTCAGAACAGAGTTTTGTTAGTATTAAATCCAGCAACTAAAGAACATTTTATTTATAAGAAATTCTTTGAAGATAAAGGTGTTCAAGCAGGTAGTAATTTAGTTAAAGAAGATACAACGTATATTCATACAACTTATGAAGATAACATTGAAAACTTATCTGAATCATTTATTAATCAAATAGAGAATATAAAGAAACGTAGACCTGAAAAGTATAAACATCAAATCTTAGGTGGTTGGTTAGATAAAGCAGAAGGAGTTATATTCACTAACTGGACAATAGGTAAGTATGAACAAGTAGGCACATCAGTATTTGGACAGGATTTTGGTTTTAGTAATGACCCTACAACATTAGTAGAATGCAATATAGATGCAGCTAATAAACGAATTTATATAAATGAACGTTTCTATTTACAAGCATTAACAACAAGTCAAATACACAATTTAAATAAACAACATTGTTTAGATAGTTTAATAGTTGCAGATAGTGCTGAACCAAGACTGATATCTGAATTACAATCGGCAGGATTAAATATAGTACCTGCAATTAAAGGTCAAGGTTCAGTTACTTATGGAATAGCATTACTACAAGATTATGATTTAATTATATCACCTGAATCAATTAATTTAATTAAAGAGTTAAATAATTATTGCTGGTTAGAAAAGAAAAGCAATACACCTATTGATAATCATAACCATTTAATAGATGCTTTAAGATATGCAGTAGGTTATCAATTAGAGAACCCAAATAAAGGAAACTATTTTATATATTAGATTATGAGTTATGGACAAATGATTGCAGCAATACAATGTTACATACACCACGTTAAGAATGTAGAAGTAGGAATTAATCTACCAAGAAATATAGGCGAAATTAAAAAGATGCAGCAAATGTATTTAATAGCAAGTGCTTATTTGAATAGTTAAATATTTGTTAAATGTATTTTATTTAAAACATAATGATTATATTTGCTTATAATTAAAAACAAAAGATATGAAAACATTTAAAGTTGAAGGCTGGTATCGTTATAGTAATGGCGATGAAAAAGATTTTGAACAAGAGATAATAACTTGTACAAGTGTTCAAGTAGCATTAGAAATATTTACACATAAATATAGTACTACTAATTTTTTTAAAATATACACAACAGAAATTAGTTAAGCTGTGTAAAGCGTTGGAACTTATAATCCATTAGAAACTAAATTAAGCAATCAGAAATGGTTGCTTTTTTTTGTTTAATACAATTATAACTTTATTTTATTATTATCAAAAACAATAATATGAAGTTAGAAATTAGCATACCTACAGAATTAAAAGAAATTAAGTTATCACAGTATCAAGCATTTTTAAAGATAGCTAAAGATAATACAGATGAAGAATTTCTACATCAGAAAATGGTACAAACGTTTTGTGGTATAGACTTAAAAGAAGTAGCAGAAATAAGATATAAAGAAGTAATTGAAATCACTGAATCACTTAGTAGAATGTTTGATATTAAATCACACAGGTTTATAAATAGATTTAAAATGGGTGGTGTTGAATTTGGGTTTATACCTAACTTAGATGATATGACCTTTGGTGAATATACAGATTTAGACACGTATATAACTGATTGGGAACAGATGCATAAAGCAATGGCAGTATTATATAGACCAATCAAAAAGAATGGCTTAAATAGCACGTATGAAATTGAAAAGTATAATGGTTCTATAACATATTCTGATGTGATGAAACACGCACCGCTTGATGTAGTATTTGGTGCTAATGTTTTTTTTTACACTTTAGGCAACGAACTATTGAAAAGTACGATGACTTATTTGGAGAACAACAAGGAGATTCAGACTATTCTGCATCAGCACAATTCGGAAAAAGATGGGGGTGGTATAGTTCAATCTATGCTCTTGCTAAAGGAAACATTATCGACTTTGATAGAATTACCGAATTACCAATTAACCAATGTTTAACATATTTAACATTTGAGAAACAAAAGAATCAAATAGAATCAGATTTAATTAAAAAAAGATAATGAGTACATTTTACGAAATAACACAAGCAATAAAGAATCAATTAGCAGAAGATGCATTTGTCAATACAGTTACAACTGGTGATATATTTAAAGTTGATTTAAACAAGCAAACTATATTTCCTTTAAGTCATATTATAGTTAATTCAGTTTCATATCAGGGTGCGGTTTTAAATTATAATATATCTATTTTAAGTATGGATATTGTAGATGAATCTAAAGATTTAACAACTGATATATTTATAGGTAATGATAATGAGCAAGATGTATTGAATACACAATTAGCAGTTGCAAATAGATTTTTAGAAGTATTAAGACGTGGTGCATTAGCTGAAGATTATGAACTTGTAAATAACACTGCATCAATAGAATTTTTTACAGAAAGATTTGAAAATAAAATAGCAGGTGTTACAACTACATTTGATATTGCAATACACAATACGATGACTAAATGTTAAAACTTGAAAAAGTAAATAAGACTATTGAAATGTTTCGTGACTATGTTATTAGAGAATCAAAAGATAATCTTAAAAGAACAGGTCATAACAATACAAGTGCATTAGCAAATAGTATTAAAGGCGAAGTAGTTTCTGAAGATGGATTTACTATTGTAGGATTTACAATGGCTAATTATGGTACGTTTGTAGATTTAGGAGTTAAAGGTAAAACAAGTTCAACAAAAGCACCTGATAGTCCTTATAAGTTTGGTAGTGGTAAAGGAAAAGGTAATGGTGGTTTAACACAAGGAATTAAAAAATGGGTTAAACAAAAAGGTTTTCAATTCAGGAGTAAAGAAGAAGGAAGTAAAGGTAGATTTTTAAGTTACGATTCAACTGCTTATTTAATAACAAGAAGCATATTTCATAAAGGAATTAAACCAAGTTTATTCTTTACTAAACCATTTGAAGAAGGATATAAGAAATATATTGATGTTGATTTAATAAAAGCATTTGGACAAGATATAGAAACAATAGTAGATTATAATTTAAAAGATTTAAAATGAACATAGTAAAAATTTATAAAGGCGAAGATACAATTCCAACTTTTACAATTAAAAGCGAAAATACAATTGACTCAAGTCAATACATAATTTTATGGGATTGTAAAGAAGAAATATATATAGATGAAGAATTGATTGAAACAAAATATCATACAGTATGAAAGTAGTTAAAGTAAGAAGTCTATTTATAATTGAAGTAAATGAGTCTGGTGCAATAGGAAGTAAGATTGAATTATTTATTTATAATTACGGAAGTTCAGTTCCTGCAACTCCAACATATACACTATCTAAATTAAACGCAAGTACAACGCAATTAAGTACTGTTTATAATGTTTCTAATTTTGTTAAAGAATATATAGATAATATAAAAGCTACTTATGTTCCATTTTATGGAGAAGTAGAACAAAATAAAGAATGGGCGTTATTTAGAGTAAAAAGATATAAATTAGTAGGAACTACATATACGCTTTTAGATACAATAGATTATGTAGGTGTTAATGGATTCAGCAACTATACAGATGGAAATCAAAATCCAAGCGAAGTAAAACTATTATTATTATCAAATACAAATATTAATAATTATTATTATTCTCAAGCTACTTATCCAAGCTCATTAATACAGTATTTTAATTTATTAGTAGATAAGCCAACAGCCACAACTACCACAATAGATGTAAAATACGAAAGGATAGACGGTACTGTTTATTCAATTACTAATAATTTAGCAGTTGGTTTTGGTGGAATTTTTAATTTCGCTCAACCTATTACACCCGTAAAAGCTAATGCTAATTTTATTAACGGATGCAAAGTCACAATAACATACACTCCAGCAACTGGAAGCCCTATAATTTTACCTTCTTTTTATACATATCCAATTGAAGAATGCAAATATACTCCTGTACTTTGTGACTTTATAAATCGTTATGGTGGATGGCAAACAATTACTTTTTTTAAAGCACAAACAAACGCTATAAATGTTAAAGGTTCTGAATATAATTTACTCCCTGACGCAATTAATTATAACGTTAATAAAGGGCAAAGTAAAGTTTTTAATATAAACGGAACGCAAACAGTTAAATTAAATACAGGTTGGGTTGATGAAAATTATAATGAATTAATAACTGATTTGTTGTTGAGTGAAACAGTATTATTAGATAATAAACCTGTAAAAATTAAAACACAATCACACACTTTTAAAACACAATTAAAAGATAAAATGATAAATTTTGAATTAGACTTCGAATATTCATTTGACTTAATAAATAATGTTATATGATAGTAGTAGGAATATATATAAAGAATTTATCTACATTAAAATATGATAGGGTAGAATTGTTTAACGATGAAAAAATAAGTGTAACAAGTTCTATACAAAACATAAACGACATAGGTAAAACATACACTGATTTTAGTCAAACATTTACAGTTCCTGCTACTAAAAATAATAATAATATTTTTAAACATTGGTATGAAAATTCTTTAGACACACAATTTAGTACTTTAATAAAATCAGATGCTTATATTGAATTAGATACAATACCTTTTAGAAGTGGTAAGATTCAATTAGAAAGTTGTGATATTAAAAACGGACAAGCACAAAGTTATTCAATTACTTTTATAGGTAATTTGGGAAACTTAAAAGATAAATTTGCAGGGTTATTTTTAAAAGATTTAAATAGTACTGATTATGATGTTTTATACAGCGGAACTATTGTAAAAGATAAAGTAGTAACAACAGCTGCAAGTGACGATGTAATGTTCCCGTTAATATCTTCAAATAGATATTGGAATTACGGTGCTGGTGGCGATGATGATATTACTGTAAATTCAAATCCTATTCGTTATAATGAGTTATTTCCTGCAGTAAGGTTAAAAACAATTTTCAATATGATTGAAGATAAATTTAATGTTAATTTACAAGGTACAACTATAAATCCAAGTGCTTTTTTAACAGACGCTAGATTTACAAATGCTTATTTATATTTAAAAAATGGAGATTCATTTTCACAAAAAGAATATTTAGATAGAATTTTATTTGATGAAACAGGCGAAGTTTCAGAAACAGGGTACGAATATAATTTAACATCACAAAGATTAAATAATAATTTTACAGCACCATTAACATATGGACTTTATTCTTTTTTTGAAAAATATGCTGATTTAAAAATAACACCAACTGTAAATGGAAAACTATATACTGTTTATATTTATAGAAATGGTATATTATATTATACTTCTGAAGTTTTTACTTCTGTAGCATCAGTAACAAAAACATTTGAAATACAATCTACAAGTAATAGATTTGCTTCAGGCGAATATTTTGAATTTTATATAGGTTCATTTGAGAGTATGTCATATGATGCACAAATACAAGTTGGTGCAGTTTATGAAGATATTAGTAGTTCTATTGTACCATATACATTTAATGTAAATAGTCCAATATTAACTACGCCAAACACTAAATTACAATTAAGTAATTATATGCCTGAAATTAAAATAGAAGATTTCTTTAGTGGTGTTTTAAAAATGTTTAATCTTACTTGCTTTTCAAGTGATGGAACAAATTACACAATAGATACTTTAGAAAACTTTTATACTATAGGTACTATAATAGATTTAACAAAATATATTAAAACAGATACCACAAACTTAACAAGAGTAAAATCATATAAGAAAATAAATTTTTTATATGAAAAATCAGAATCGTTGGTTAATGTAGGTTTTCTTTCTGCTAATAATATTGAATATGGAAATTTATTATATAATACAAATAATGATGGCGAAGAATATTCAATTAAATTGCCTTTTGAAGATTTAAACTTTAACAACTTAAAAGACAAATTTCAAGTAGGATATGCTTTAAAAACAGATTTGCAAAAATATATTCCTAAACCAATAATTTTATATGACTATAATCCAGCATCACTAACAACTTTAACTGCTACAACTTTTCACTTTTCAAATGCAACAAGTGGAAACGGAACAGCACATACATCTTACAAAGCATTTGGCCAAGAATTATTAACAGGCGGAATTACATATTCATTAAATTTTCCTGCTCAACAAAGTACATTAACAAATGCAGTTATAGACAATAGTTTATATGAAACTTATTACTCAAATTACATAGGCAATATATTTAATTATAGAGCAAGATTAATTAAAGTTAGTGCTATATTACCTATTTCTATTTTAACTTCTTTAAAGCTAAACAATAGAATTCTAATAAGAGATAAAAGATATATTATAAATTCTTTTACAACTGATTTAACAATAGGTGAAGCATCGTTTGAATTATTAACTGATTTAAGAATATTATGATAAAACAAATTTTAGAATTATTATCACTACACGAACATTACGGACAAAGCGAAGTAATAGAAATAGCGAAAGGAAAATACAAATTATTAACTTCTTGGAGACAAGGTTTTGAACAAATAAAAAGGCAATGGAAAATAAAATAGTTACGTTAAAAATAGAAAGCAATTTAGATAACATAACTAAAGATGTTAAAAAATTAAATTCAGGTCTTGAAGATTCTACTAAAGAAATTAAAAAAGTAGAAAAGAATGTTGAAAAAGTAGAAAGTTCCACAAAATCTATGGCTGATGGTTTTAAAGCTACAGGTTTAGCAATTAAAGCAATGGGAATTGGATTATTGATTTCTGCATTTTCTACATTGCAAGAAGTATTTATGAGCAATCAAAAAGTAGCTAATACTTTTTCTGCTGTTATGGGTACAATGACAAATATATTTACACAAGTAGTAAATATTTTAGTTTCTGTAGTTGAAAAGGTTAATAAATCTTCTAATGGTTTTGATAATTTAGGTAAAGTTGTTTCTGGTATGATTACATTATCATTAACTCCTTTGAAATTAGTTTTTTATGGAATTTCATTAGCTATTGATGAAGCTAAACTTGCGTGGGAAGAAAGTTTCTTTGGTGATGGTGACCCTAAAGTAATAAAAAAATTAAGTGAAAGAATTACAGCAACAAAAGATAATATTGTTGAGGTTGGAAAAGCAGCAATAGATGCAGGAATTAAAGTAGCAACTAATATTGGTGGTGCTATAAAAGAAGTTGGTGCAGTTGTTGAAGGAACTATTGAAGGTGTTTCTAAAATATCTATTCGTGGTGCATACGAACAAGCTAAAGCAAATGTTCAATTACAAAATTCTGCTTTAATAGCTGCTGCTGAACAAGCTAAATTAGTTGAAAAATATGATACTGATGCAGAAAAATTAAGAAAGATTCGTGATAATGATTTACTTTCTATTAAAGACAGAACAAAAGCAAATGATGATTTAAAAGCAGTTTTAGAAAATCAATCAAATGCAATGAAATCTTTGGCTGCTAAACAAGTAGAAGCAGCAGCATCAACATATAATTTAAATAAATCTACTGAAAATCAAGTTGCTTTAATAAATGCACAGGCAAATGCATTAGGAGTTGTAGCACAAATAGAAGGACTAACAAGTGAACAAGAATCTAATAGAGTATCATTAAAAAAAGAATTAAATGAATTAGACCAAACCAAATTAGAAAACATAAACACATTAACAATAGAGCAAAAGAAATTTAATGAAACTTTAGAAAATGACGAATTAAAAAAACTTGAAAATCAAAGAACAAATTTAGAAGAAGAAAAAAGAATTGAACTTGAAAGACTACAAGATAAAATAAATAAAGCTGCTGAGGGTACAAAAGCAAAATTAGATGCTGAAAATGAATATGCAATTAAAACACAAGAAATTGACAACGCTTTAATTACTAATAAAAAAGCTATTGCTGATGAAGAAATAAAAATTGAAAAAGCAAAAGAAGACCAAAAGAAAGCTATACAAGATGCTCAATTTGCTTTAGCATCAGGTGCTGTTAATTTTTTAAAAGAAATTGGCGGTAAAAGTAAAGCGATTCAAAAGGCATCTATTATTGCTGAAAACGCAATAGGTATAGGTAAAATGATTATTGCTAATAATGCTGCTAATATTGGTGCATTAGCTACACCACAAGCAATAGCATCAAGTGGAGTTACTGCTGTTCCTGTTATAGCAATGAATAATATTACAACTGCATTAGGTGTGGCAACTACAATAGCTGCAACTGCAAAAGCATTAAGTGCTGTTGGTGGTGGGGCTGCTGGTAGTGCAGGTTCAGTTGGTGGTGGTATGAGTGGTGCATCTGTTCCTAAATTTAATGTAGTAGGTGCAAGTTCAACAAATCAATTAGCACAAACAATAAGTTCAAAAGAACAACAACCTATTAAAACTTATGTTGTAGCTGGAGATATAAGTACTGCTCAATCTTTAAATCGTAATATAATACAATCAGCAAGTATTGGATAATTAAAACAAATAAAAATTAAATTAATTATAATTAAAAAAATATAAGATGCGAATAGTAGAATTAATAATAGACGAAAACGAAAAGTTAAACGGAATAGAAGCAGTTTCAATAGTAGAATTTCCTGCAATAGAATCTAATTTTATAGCTTTAAGTGAACATTTAGAACTTGCAAAAGTAGATGATGAAAAAAAGATTTTAATGGGTGCTGCATTAATTCCAAATAAAAATATTTACAGACGTAATGGCGAAGATGAGTATTATATTTTCTTTTCAGAAGATACAGTAAGACACGCAAGTGAATTATTTTTAATGAATTCAAATCAAAACAACACTACATTAGAACACGATAAAAAGCTAAAGGATTTGACTGTAGTTGAATCTTGGATAGTTGAAGATGTAGATATGGATAAGTCTAAAAAGTATGGCTTAAATGCACCCGTAGGCACTTGGATGGTATCTATGAAAGTAAACAATGATGTTATATGGAATGACTTTGTTAAAACAGGAAAAGTTAAAGGATTTTCGATTGAAGGATATTTTAGCGACAAATTAGAAATGAGTTTAAATTTAAATAAAAAAGAAATGGAAAAAAATGTTATGATTGAAAAGATTAAATCTTTAATTGAAAAAAGTGAATTAAAGAATCAAAAAGTAGAATTAGAAACTGTTAAAGTTGGAGAATATACTGCTAAAGCAAATCAAATAGAAAAAGATTTTGATACTGAATATAAAAAACAAATTTTAGCAGTTCAAAGTACAGTTGTAAAATATAATAATATGATTGCTGATGTTGCAAATACTTTTGATTCTGAAATTGAAATATATAAATCTAAAGTAAAAGATTTAGGTATTGATTATACTTCAACTCCATTAGCTAAAATTGCTGATGCAGCAAGAAAAAGTATTATGAATAAACCAACGTATTTTAAATCTGTAATGGATAAATTAAAGTCTTTGTAGTTAATGCTGAAATTAATAAATAAAATTATGGGAAATAAAACAAGTTCGCCAAAAGGTGGTAAAAGAGGTTGCGTATGTAAAGATGGAACATATAGTTCTAAATGTTGTAATGGTGAATTACAAGAACAAGGAATTGGTTCTACAGTAGCACAATCAAATGCAACAGTTACAAACACAAACGCACCAAGAGTTATAACAAGTGTAAGTTCGTAATTTATAACAAAACTAAATAATAATAATTAATAATAAAAAAAATAGTATGACAACTGAAAAATTAGTGATGAATTCTTTGTTTGGAAAAACAGAATTAGCTTCTCAAAAAATTGAATTAGGTTTAATTGATGATATTCAAAAAAATATTGACAATGGAACTAAATTATTAACTGATTCAATAACAAAAGGTGGATTAGCAGAAAATTCTTTAAAAAGAGCAAGTATGGATGCAAAAGATGGAGTTGATAAAGCTAAATTTTTAGGTTTAGATTCTAAGACTTTTGAATTAAAATTGCAACAAGCAAACGAATTACTTGCTAAAGCAACAAAAATTAAAACTGTATAAATATGAATGTAATTAATGAAATCAAAACTCTTTTGGGTATGGAAGTAAAACTTGCTCAAATGAAACTTAAAGATGGAGTTACTGTTATAGAAGCTGATGCTTTTGAAACAGATAATGCTGTTTTTATTGTAAACGGTGAAGAACGTATTGCAATGCCAGTTGGCGAATACGAACTTGAAGATGGAATGATTTTAGTAGTAGCCGTTGAAGGTGTTATTGCTGAAATTAAAGAAGCTGAAGCTGAAGTAGAAGAAGCACCTGAAGTTGAAGAAGAAGTTGAAGCACAAGCTGAAACAGTAGCAACTCCTAAAAGAATTGTAGAATCAGTTTCTAAAGAAATGTTCTTTGCAGAAATTGAAAAATTAAGAACTGAAATTGCTGAATTAAAATCAGTAAAAGAAGTTGTTAAAGAAGAATTAAGTTCAGAAGTTGTTGTTGAACCATTAACACATTCACCTGAAGTTAAAAACGAAGTTAAACTAAATAAAATATCAACTAATCGCCAAATGACTACACAAGATATAGTTATGGCAAAACTTTTTAATTAATAAATTATGGCTACTACAACATCAATTACCACAACTTATGCTGGTGAAAATGCAGGAAAATATATTTCTGCTGCATTGCTTTCAGGTTCTACAATCGCTAATGGCGGTATCGAAGTAAAACCAAACATTAAATTTAAAGAAGTTATCAAAAGAATTGCTACTGATGCAATCGTTGCTAATGCTACTTGTGATTTTACTTCTACTTCTACAGTTACTTTAACTGAAAGAATTATTACTCCTGAGGAATTCCAAGTAAATCTTGAATTTTGTAAAAAAACGTTTAAATCGGATTGGGAAGCAGTTCAAATGGGATATTCT